CCTTACGGGATTCTCGCTCCTATAGCTCATACTAGGTATGATCCTATGCATATTTTATCCCTGCATAAGACTCTGTTCTTATGGAGTACCTTTAGGAGTCTGAGTTTCATCGCTCAACTCATTAAAGATGTCGAGGATTAACTTAGAGAGATACTCTTTACTCGCCTTTTTGGGAGTAGAGAAGTAACTCTTTGAATTAACAATTGGCAAGTATTCAACAGGAGCCACGTCTGGACTTGGTTCATCCCAGATTGTCGATAGAGCTATGCTCATATCAATACCAGTTTGATTTATAGCCCACACCAGTGGGTGGAGCATTAGGTTGTCACTTTGGTGACGACCCAATCCAAGCACCTCTTCGTTATGAGGTAGCGAAGCGGCTTGATAATATTCGTTGAGAGGCTTAGCCTCACAAAGGATCTTATCAATTTCCGCTGTCTTTTCCATCAGTCTTTGGGACCGTAATTCTCTTAACTTAAAGTTAAAAGTCTCACGGTCGATCGAGCAAGGCGGAGTTACCCAATTGAATGGGGCTTCGCAGCCTGATCTTACCCATAAGAAGAAGGAAAAGATCGCTTGTTCTCTTGAACTGAGAAACGAGTACAGACCATAACGATCGGTATCTGATGAGATGAAGTCTCTTTCGATTAATATATCTACAAGGTCCAACATGCTTGGCATGTTGTCCTTTGTAAGTACATTTCTCTTAATTGAAGACATCTCCTCACCTCTTAGAGAGAACCTTTTGGTAAACTCTATTTGGGAGTTCTCATGATCACCTATGACAGATTTTGTGATGTTTATATTAATACCATAAACATCCTCTATCAAAAAGCGATATTCACTAGCAACCTCCTTATTGAATATTACCACGTCGTCACCAAGAAGTCTATAGTCCTTGAAGAACTTGATGGGTAAACCCCGTCGAGCTCGACATCGACAGTAGGCAAATTGGATGATATCGTGGTGCCATAGTGCGAATGATGGGAAGGAGGATAGTAAGCCTAACGGCTGACCTATTCCCCATCTTACATTCTCACCTGTGGCCTTCACTAAGAAGGTCCGATCCGTCATTACTGAAAGCCATGCTTTACCTAATTGTTGACCTCCCAGCAGGTCTAGTCGATATGCTTGCATAAACGCAGGTATACGATCAGATGCTGCTGAGAGATCAAAACAGTAAGTCTCCTTTCCTTCAGCCTCCTTGAGTAGGGATTTAAACCCCTTATCTTGGTTGGCTGTTGAATCGGTACTTATTGCTCTTAGGGTGTTATACAAGGAAACTTGTATAACCTTCAAAGAAGTCTGACTCCA